CCATGCCGATCACCGCAACCTTGCCGCTGCCGGTGCGGTTTTAGGGTCCGATTCTCTCGGAGTCGGTCGGGCGGCTATGCGCAAGCAGAAAGGTTTGAAGGGCGAGAGAATCGATATTGTTCCGGCTTTCCTCCTGGTCCCAGTCATCCTCGAGCTCGCCGCCGAGGTCATTCTTCGGTCGGCCTCGCTGCCCACCGCCGAAATGAGCGCGGGTGTCCATAATCCCTGGGCCGGCAAACTGACTCCCGTCGCCGATCCTCATCTCGACGATGCCTCTGAAAAGGCCTGGTACCTGCTCGGCAGTCCGAACCAGGCCCCGGTTATCGAGGCTGCTTTCCTCGAAGGTGAGGAGCAGCCCTATGTCGAGGAGATGATCGACTTTAACAGCGATGCGATGATCATCAAGGTTCGCCACGATTTCGGCGCTGGCGTCGTCGATCATGTCGGCGCGTACAAGAACCCAGGGGAATAAGCCGCGAAGCGTCAGGATGCTGTTCCTGACGCTCTTCCAATTTTTTCAATAAATGAGGTAACGAAGATGGCAAAAAATCATGTGCAGGCAGGGGCGACAATGCCCTGGACCAACGGCACCGGTTCCGATGTTTTATCCGGTGACGTGGTAGTGGTCGGTAATTTTGTCGGTGTCGCCCTGGGCGATATCGCCGACGGCGCGGCCGGTGAACTGGCGATCGGGGAAGTGTGGGAAGTGCCGAAAAATAATGCCCTGGTCATCGCCCAGGGCGACGCGGTCTACTGGGATGTGGCTGACGGCGAGATAAACAAGACCGCCGAGGACAACTATTATGCAGGACTTGCCTTCGCCGGCGCCACCGAAACCGCTACCACGGTCAAGGTTAAGCTCGGGGCTTACGGCCTGTTGACCAACCTGGTGTAATCAATGACCACCGAACGGGAATATATGCTCGCCGATTTCACCCGCGAGCTCCTTCGGTCCGGCACCGCAATGATTATCGACGGTGCCGAAGTCATGGCTTTTACCCGGTCCGCCACCGAGGCTGAGTTTGCCGGCGGGAGGTTTGCTGCCGACGGCATGCTGGTCGAGGCGAAATATTTGTTCGTTAATCCCGCCGACCTCGCCTATCCGCCAAAGGAAGGCGGGGCCATGGTTGTCGACGGTGTCGAATATCGGGTGGGGCCGGTCGATTCGTCTGTTTCCTGCAGGATCCTCTTGGTGAGGTATTTGTCATGAAATTCGAGATGGTCGCCGACCCGGCAGCTCTGGACAACATTATCAATCAGCTGCCCGGTACCGAAAGGCAGGTTCTTCTTGCCCGCGCCTCGGCCCTCCGCAAGACCGGGGCCTGGCTCAAGACCCAGGTGAAGAGGGGTGTGGCCAAGGATCTGGACATTACCCAGAAGAGCATCGACTACCGGATCCATTTCAACAAAATGAAACCGGAAAGCGACACGCTGAAAATGTGGATCGGGACTGCTTCGGTCGATCCTTTTGCAGTGGGCACGCCGAGGATCCTGGGCCCGGCGATGAAGCCGACCGGGATAAGGGTGCGAAGCCATGGTTTCCCGGGGGCATTTATCGCCCGGATCTACAGCGAGCAAAAGAAAATCTGGATCCGGCTGCATTCAAGCCACTACAGCCCGGAGCTCTATCCAGCCGGCAGCGGCGGCGGAAGTGGAGCGGGAACCTTTCCCGGCAGCAAGGGTCGCTTTCCCGTCGTTCAGGCGTCAATCGCCATCGATGAAGCGGTCAAGCAGGTTCTTGATTCCTTGGAAGACGATCTCGGCAAAAAATATGAGGAGATCTTTGCCAGGGAGCTGAACTACCAGGTCAACGTCAAGGGGGGCAGAGCATGAACGAACAATTCGCCACACTACTGACCTCAAGGCTGTCTGAGTTGACTAAGAACCTCCGCTTCGAGCATAAGCCGTCAGGCGTTGCCCGGGTACCGCAGATCATCGAAACCATGCTGCCGCCCAAAGGGCACGATCACCAGGAGGGCCAGGAGTTTCCTCTGGTCCGCTGGGCCATTCACGACGGAGCGTTCGACTTCATGCGGCCGGTTCCGTTCGGCATCATCGTCCACGGGGGGATCTACACCTCGGGCGACATCATCGCCGGGACCAGGGACATCACCACCCTTGCCCTGGCCCTGGGGCGCATTGCCCATGACCGTTCTTTTCCGCCGTATCGGCTGGTAACGCCGGTACCTTTTACCATCGGCAGTCCTGAGCAAGGCAACGAAGGCCTGCAGCCCCATCCTTATTACTGGCTGACGATGAAACTGCAATTCACAGTGCCTTCCGGGCACGGAGGATAATTTCATGGGAGCAAAAGCATATTCTTTTGTCGGCAGCGTTTATTTCGGCCTGCTCGACGCCAACAAGCAACTCACCGGCGGCTTCTTCAAGGTCGGCAACGTTTTCCCGTTGAAACTAAAGGTCGAGACGGAGCAGAAATCGCAGATCTCACGACAGCTGGAAAACTTCGGGCAAACCCTCGATACTTTGACCCGCCTTAAGTCCGTTACCGGCAACATGGATATTCACCAATGGCTGCCGAAGACGCTGGCCTGGGGTCTTTCAGGCGGGGCCACGGCCATGACCGCCGAGGCCGGGACTGTTTCGAGCACTCCGGAAGAAATCGTTGCGGTCCACGACCAGTTCGTCCGCCTGGCCCACAAGAAGGTTTCCACTGTGGTGGTCAAAGACGAAACCGGCGCCACCACCTATGACGTTGGCGACGACTATACCGTCAACGCCAATCTCGGCATGATCGAAGTTCTTTCCACCGGTGCCATCGCTGACGGCGCGACCCTGCAGGTGACTTACGCCTTTGCCGCCGAATCCGGCTACCGGGTGGATATCGCCACCAACACCCTGATCAGGGTGGCGATCATGGTCGACGGCCAGAATGAGTACACCGGGGAGAAGATCGATGCCGAATTCTATTCGGTGGTGCTCGCTTCCGGCAGCGAGATCGGCATCATCTCAGAACCCGAATCTGATTACGAGAAGCTGCCGTTCTCCATGACGTTCGAGACGCCGGAAGGAATGACCTCCCCCGGCAAGATCAACGGCATTCCGCTGTAAGAGGCGATGTGTTCTCCCTGGAGTGGGCGGTTTCTCCTGGCCGCTCGCTCCTCTTCCCTCAGGATCAACAGTGACGCGATGATAAAAGAAGAAAAAATAAAGGTCGCCGGTATCGATATCGACGTCCGGGAACTGACCGTGGCCGAGATCGACAAGCTGTTTGCTGCCTTTGCCATTGACCGGCAGGCAACCTTGGCGGAAAGGCTGATCGACTCGCCGATTCCGATCGAGGTGGTGACGGCGGCAACCGGTCTTGGCGCCGAAGAGCTGAATACGAAGTTTTCCCCGAGCGGTTTGAACGATATCTGGGCGGCGACCGCCCGGGTGAACGATTTTTTGTCCAAAATGATCGGCCGGTACGAAAGCATCCTGGGGCTCACGGAAGCTTTGACCGAGAACGGTTCAGGCGACTCGTCTGCCGAATGATCATTTCCGGCTACGATGTCCGCCAGTACGGCTATTCCTTTTTTCATTTGCTGCTCGAAGAACTCCTTCTGGACCACACCAGGAAACGCTGAACGATGACCGCAAGCAAGATAGTCTACGAGATCCAGGCCGCCTACACCGGCCGGGGCGAAGTCAAGCAGCTGAGCGACGATCTCAAGTCGCTGAAGCAGGTTGAATCGTTTCAGGCCATGCTGGACAAGTTTAAGGGCTTGAACGAGCAGTTTGTCGCCGCGAAAGAAAAGATGCGCGGCCTCAAGGCGGAGATGGCCAGGCCCGGCAACGAGGCGATGGCCGGTGAGTACGAGAAGTCCGTTGCTGCGGTGAACAAACTGGGGGCTGCGATCCGTAAACAGAAGGATGTCGTCGACAGCCAGCGTTCAACCATACGTACCGCCGGGTTCGATCTCAAGAACCTCACCGGCGAGTACGGCAGGCTGAAGCAGTCGATCAACGGCCTTTCCAAGATCCAGGCCATGCGCAACCTGCTCGGGGTAAAAACTATCGGCGCAGTCCGCCAGGAGATGGCCGGCCTTACGAAAGTCTACCGCGATGCCGCTGCCGCCGGGACCCTGTCGTCAAAGGACCAGGTCCGGGCTCTTGAGGCTCTGCGCAAAAAGCAGCGCGAGCTGTACGCCACCATCGGCAATCCGCCGAAAATGCAGAACGCCAGGAAAATACTTGGTCTTAGCGGCACGGATACCGAGATCAAAAAGGTCAAGGAGGCGTATCGGACACTTGCTGCCTCCGGCAAGGCCAGCATGCGAGAACTTGCCCAGGCCAAGCTTGCCATGGGCAAAAGGATTGACGAGCTGCGTGGCAAGACCCTTTCCTGGCGAGACGCCTTTGACGGTATCGGCAGCAAGAGTCTTCAGATCGGCGGGGCGATCGCAGGCACCGTCTTTCCCGTGCGTGAGGCTATTTCCTACGAGACAGCCATGGCCAAGGTGGGCAAGGTTGTCGACGGCACCAAGCAGCAGATCGACGATCTTGGCGACGGCCTGCAGAAGATGACCCGCAGGATCCCGATGAATGCCGCCGAACTGGCATCCATCGCCGCTGCCGGCGGTTCGCTTGGCCTGGCTGTCGGGGATATTCAATCCTTTGTCGATGTCGCGGCAAGAATGGGAACAGCTTTCGACATGACTGCCGACGATGCCGGAGACGCAATCGGCAAGCTGAAGAACATCTTCAACCTGAGCATTCCCGAGGTGGAAACCTTCGGCGACGCCATCAACAAGCTCGGCAATACCACGGCCACCAACGAAAAAAGCATCGTCGAGGTCATGCTGCGAGTCGGCGGCACCGCCCAGCAGTTCGGCCTTGCCCGGGATAAGACCGCGGCCCTTGCCGCCGCCTTTCTCTCCTTGGGCAAGACGCCCGAGACGGCGGCTACCGGCATCAACGCCATGCTCAATAAAATGCAGACCGCCACCATGCAGGCGGGACCCTTCCAGGAGGCTTTGGAAAAAATCGGCATGAGTGCGGAGCAAATGGCCGAGTCGGTGGCGAAAGACCCGCAGAAGGCGATCGAAGATCTGCTCGCTTCTCTGGCCAAGCTGGATAAACGCGCGCAGAGCGAGGTACTTACCGGCCTGTTCGGCACCGAATACCAGGACGATATCGCCACCTTGGTTAACGGCATGCAGACCTATAAGGATGCTCTCGGCCAGGTGGCCGACGCTTCGAGTTATGCCGGGGCGATGAATGAGGAATTCAAGAAGCAGTCGGAGACCACCGGCAATCAATTGATCCTCTTGAAAAACGCAGTACTCGAGATCGTCCGGAATATCGGTGAAGGCCTGCTGCCTGTAGTCCAGAAGGGCGCGGAATGGCTGACGGCCCTGCTGAAACCCATTGCCGATCTGACCGCCAGGTTTCCGGAGCTGTCCGGTGCGATCGTCGCCTTTGTCAGTGGCGCGATAATCTTGAACGGCGTGAAAAAAATCTTCGACATGCTGCGCAATGCCGCAACCCTCTTCGGTACCGAATCTCTCGCCTCTTTCGGCAAGGTTGGCAAGGGTGCGGAAACTCTCAGCACCGGCGCGACCGCTTCTTTCGGCAAGATCGGTACCGCTGCCAAAGGTCTCGGCACCGTCATTAAAGGCCTCGGTGGAATCTTTGCCGCCCTGGCTGTGGGCTGGGAAATCGGTACCTTGCTGAATCAGTTCGGCATCGTCCAGAAAGGCATGACCACTTTAATCTATTGGGCTGACCGGCTGCAGCTCGGTGCCCGTAAAATGTGGCGGGCGCTCACCGGTGGCGATACCGCCGAGATCGACAAGAATATCGAGATCGCAAGGCAGGCGTATGAAGAGCGGCTGAAAGAAATCGACAAGGAAGTCGCGGGCAAAAACAAGCCAAAAGAAAAAGCGCCCGAGCAAGAACCACCGCCGAAGGAAGAGCTGTCGCCTCCGGATGAAAGGACGCCGAAAGACGATTCTATTGACGGCTTCAGTCGTTTTGAACTCGAAGCCATGGATTCATGGGATCCGGACAAGCTGACGGAAGAGCGAAAGAAGGCCCTGGAGAAATGGCGAGCGGAAAGAAAGCAGGAGATTCCTGCCGCGGGTCCTGAGGCGGAGATAAAAAAAGAGCTCGAAAAGGAACCGGACTCCCTGAAGGAAGAGAAAAAGAAGGCTGCCGCCGAACTGGAAAAGAAAAGGAAGGTGGAAATTCCAGACGCTCACGTCGAGCCTTCACTTCTTGCCAAGGAACGTTCCGGGCAGCTGGCCCGGGAAAAAGAGGAGCGGATTGCCCGGGAGCACGAACCCGAAGACAAACGAAAGGAGAGAAAGGAAGCCGACCTGGTCGCCGATTCCGTCAGTTCCGTCAGTCCCGCCGGCAATGATGAGGAATGGCAAAAGAGCCTGGCAGCCGCGGAAGAATATGAAGAGCGGATGCAACAGGTCCATGAATCGATAGCGGAAGCCGGCAAGGATTCAGCCGAAGAATGGGGGAAGGCACAAGCAACCGCCACCGAACAGGCCAAATCCGCCTTTCAGAAATACGCCGATAAGGTCCGGTCGCTGCAGGATGATATTGCCGGCCGCGAGAAGGCGCTTGCCCGGGAGATGGATGAACTCGACACCAAAACTCCGCCCGAATCGAAATGGCGCAGGAAGGCCAAAGAGGCCAAGGAGTACGAGAAGGCGGCTCGGGAAGCAATGAAAGCCGGCGATTTCGACAAAGCTCTTTTGCTTTCCGACCAGGCCAAGGAACTGTACAGCTCGCTGAAAGGCGGGGCAGGCAGCATCACTGCGGAACAGGCAAGACGGACGGCCCTCCGCGGGATCGGATCGACCGGGGAGCTGGGGATTGATATCGCCGGCAGGCAGCAACGGGCCGCCGCCAAAGAGGCAATGTTTGCCATCCCGCCTGGAGTGGCCGAGCTGTTCGGCGATCTCACCTCCGGGATCCGCGGCAAGCTCTCGTCGATAGCAACGGGCCAGGGCAAGGACCAAGGCAAGGACCAGGTCGCCAAGGTCCATGAACTGAAATTCAAAGACGGCGCCCTGCGCGGCAGTGGGGAAGATATGGAAGCATTTTTCAGAGCCTTGGAGCAGGCGGGGCTAAGCGCATGATGATCACGCTCGATACCCTCACCCTGCCGAAAGACCTCTGGTGGGAAGACGAAACCGAATGGACGCCGGTCGAACAGTCGGTGGAATACTCGACAACCGGTGCGCTCCTGATCGATATTGCCACGAAACAGGCCGGGCGACCAATCACCCTGACCGGCGAAGAAGGCAAGGCGTGGACTACGAGAAAGACGGTGCTTGATCTTATGGCACTCGCTGCCGTGCCGGGCAAAGAGATGACCCTTGTCATCGGCAGCCGGTCCTTTCAGGTGATGTTCAGACAGAATGAAAAACCGATCGAGGCGGATCCTGTCTTCCGGACCATCCCGCCGCCGGACGATGAAAAATATTTCTTGAAAGCCCTGCGCTTTCTGATCCTGTCGGAAACTTAGAAGAATGAGAAACACATGCCGATTCTAACCGAAGATGTAAAACTGATGGCCAGTCAAAGGCTGACCGACAATGATGACGGCGGCGGCCGCATGACCGGTGTGGAGATTGTCGACGGCAACGTCAATAACCTCTTCCCTGATATCTCCCGCCTGGACCGGGTCTATGGTCGGGTGAGTCTGCGCAAAGCCTTCGTGTCGGTGCAAACCGCCGACACCGACGCCTATTCCGGCGCTCATGTCATTTTGTCGCTTCCGGCCAAGGACCCGAACGTCTCGGTCTGCATGTTCTCGACCGGCGATCCGAATGATGAACGGACGGCCGCACGCAACCGCCTTGAATCCTATGTCACGGTCGGCCCCAGGTATCAAGGCTGGCTCTGGGGTGATCAGCCTGCAGGGTCCCGTTCGCTGCTGATGTTCCAGGTCAAAGGAACCAAGATCCCAGATATCGGCAGCGTTCTCTGTCTGTATAAAGACAAGGGGCTGGCCAACGAGGTTCAGCAGTTCGTCCGGGTAACAAAAGTTGAAGCGACCAGCGCCGAATTTAATGCAACTTCGGAAAGCTCCGAGTACGGGGCAACAGCAATGGCTTTCAGGCGCGATATCATCAAGGTGGAGATCGGCGATCCTCTCCGCGCAACCTTCCCAGGCGTTGAAATCAGCAAAAACGATTCTCTTGCAACAAACGTATATACCACCATAGTTTCCGACGCTTCGAAGTATTACGGGGTAATGCTGCCGACAGAACAGATCACCGCAGGCGACATCGAGATCAATGTCGATTCGATTTTCACCCACCTTGTACCTTCCGCCCAGGGCGAAGCGCCGATGGTGGATTTAAATGTCGGTGAGGCCGGGCCGGTTATCGGCAGCGGTGCGGCGTATAACTTTACGGTTGCCTCCTTTGCCGTCGCCAACAACGCCCAGCTCCATTTTGGCAGAGGCATCAAGCCAAAGACTCTGACCGTCATTGGCTCAACCCACACCTATATTGATGATGGCAACGGTATCCTGATGGAAGGATCAAGCCAGGTTGGAATAGTCGAGTATTCGACCGGCACGGTCACTTTTTCCAATATCAGCGCAGGATATACGGCAAACATGTCGGTGACCGCTGTCGTCGGTGTCGAGGTGCCAAGGGTGCCGAACACCCTTTTTAAATATGTCGAGCTGTCCAATCGAGGCTACAACTACACCGCGATCCTGGCTCCGCTGCCGATCCCGAAAAGCATCTGGGTCGATTACATGGCCCAGGGCAAATGGTACCGGCTCCGAGATAATGGCAACGGCGTCCTCATCCCGGATATAGCCAATACCGGGACCGGCACGGTCAACTATGCGACCGGCAGCATCATCCTTACCTGCGGGGCGCTGCCGGATGTGGAGACTGCGATCATCTTCAACTGGGCAAATCCCATTGAGACCGTCGATCTGTCGGGCGAAGTATCGATTGATGTTGCCGAGATCAGCCACACTCTCGCCCATAAGCCCGTTGATCCCGGCTCGTTTATAATGACCTGGCCGGTCGCTGCAGGCGGCACCGGAACGGCCACTGATGACGGTCTCGGGTATCTCACTGGAGACGCAACAGGCTGGATCAACTACGCCACCGGCGAGATTGCCTTCAGGCCAGTCGCTCTGCCGGTTGCCGGGGGCGAATACTCCATAGACTATGAAAAATACCCGCTGGTGGCCGGGGCGACAGCTGCCAACCAAAACGGCCTCTGCACCATCACCTTGCCACAAGCGCCGATCAAACCGGGCAGCGTGTCCATCAATGCCTTGATTGCTTTTTCCAGTTACCAGCATGTCTATGCTCTGCGTGATGATGGGTCCGGCAATATGTCGGCTCCTGGTTGGTCTATTCCGGTGCCGGTATCGCACACCACATGGCCTGGTAACACCAAAGCCAACGGCATCAGCGGCACGATTGATTATATCACCGGCGTCTGCCAGTTCGATCTGACTAATGTTGAAGGTCTGGAAGAATGGAAAGAGCCGTACACCTTCAGACTTTGTGCTGGTTAAGGGGAAATTATGAGTATAGCAATAGGAGCGTCCTTCGGGTTTTGTTCAAAGAATATTCAATATTACGACACGGAGACCCGCATTATCGCCTGGGCTGACTCTTTTGTCGGGCAAGTAAATTTTTCCTACTCGCTGACCGCTGCCGGAGTAGAGACAGCCGATGAGATCATCCCGGCTAAACCCTTTGTCATCAACCTTCTCGAGAACCATGTCGGCTATACCATCCTCCCTGGATCGGTTTCTTTCTCGTGGAGCGGGGTCCGGTATGTTGACCGCCTCGGCAAGCTCTATCGCAATGTCGATCCAAAAACAGGGTTCGGGGTCGAGGCCGGAACTATCGATTACTCAACCGGGATTGCAACTCTCACTGTTTATGACGGCGGGAGCAATGTCATCCAGGTTCATTCTCTCTCGGCCAGGATCGGCAGACAGTTGCTGACCGATGCCACCTTCCGGACACCTGGCGCACCGCTTCGCCCTGGCTCGATCTCGATCAGCGGCGTGGCCTTGGACGGTACAGCCGTTTCCGGCACCAGCAACTTTGATGGTTCGATCTCCGGCTCACTGGTAGGCGGCGTGGTTGATTATGAGAAAGGCATCGTCTGGTTGAAGTTCGGGCAATGGGTAACCGATGACGGCTCATATTTTGATGAGCCCTGGTATCACGAAGATGACGTAAGAGACGGCAAGACCTTTAAGCCGGTGCCGGTCTTTGCCGACTCGTTGACCTATGCCTGCGTGGTTTATTCGTACATTCCGCTGAACGCCGATCTGATCGGCCTTGACCCTGTCCGCCTGCCGAGTGACGGCCGGGTGCCTATCGTCAGGACCGGCGATGTTGTCGTCATTCACAACACCCAGACGACTCAGCTTGCCAATCCCTTGTCTGCCGGGCAGGTCTTGACCCTGCCGAGAGAAAACATCGCCCATGTCGAGTTGTATGATTCCTCCGAGCCGATTCCGGTACGGGTGCCGTCCACCCTCTACAACTGGGATAAAGACACGCAGAAACTGACCATGGCAACGCCGCTGGATCTGAGTGAATACATCCAGCCTCTTATCGCCATGCACCGGATCGAGGACATGTCTCTTGTCTCCGGTGTCCAGATCAACGGCCAGATCATCGTCGGTTCCGGCCTTACCAACGATTACCCGGTGCAGGGCACCTATGTTTCTTCCGCTCTTTTATACGGGGATCTGCAGGCCAGAGCCTACGGCCTCTTCGACCAAAAGACCTGGACCTCAGTCTGGTCGAACAACCTGATCGGCGATGCCACCAACGCCTCATACAATGAGGTCAACTATCCGCTGATCGTTACCAACGCAGGCGGGATCAATGGCAGATGGTGTCTGAAATTCACCGACGAAACTGCCTTCGACATAATTGAGGAAAAGCTCGGGATCATCGGCAGCGGCTATATCACCCAGGACTGCGCTCCAATCAATCCAGCCACCACCCAGCCGTATTTCTTCATCGATTATCGCGGCTGGGGAACAGGTTGGGCGGCGAACAATGCTCTCCGGTTCAACACCGATGGGCCTATCGGCCCCTTGTGGATTGCGAGAACAACCTTGCAGGGTCCGGTCACTGAGCCAAATGATCAATTCACCATTCAGATACGAGGAGACGCGGAATAATGCCAATACCAACAGTTTATAAATCAACAGATGGCAACGCGCCGGTTCTGTGTGGAACGCGGACCAGCCTGATTGCCGTGCTCACCGCCTGTCTTGTTGACGGATATGGTGAAAAACTGCCCGCAGGATGGACCAGACCGTTCATGAATGTTGCCGAAACTCAGGCCGCTTTCAGACCAAATCCGGCAAATGGGACAGGTTTTTTTCTGAGAGTTGATGGACTTGCGGCGGCGAACGCTGCCCAGCCTATAGTTACGGCCTATGAATCCATGACTTCCGAGATAGACGGCTCATTCAGTTTTGGCAGTGCCAGTGACCTGTATGCAACCGTCTCTGCATCCCAAAACACTACAGCGAGACCGTGGGTAATTGTCGCTAACGATACGTGGATATACTTCTTCTGCTATCCAAGTACGACTGTCATGCCTTCGAGTGAAAGCACAGCGTATAGCGGTGGCTCATACGGTCTATGTTTTTTCTTTGGTGACTTCATCAAGCTCTATCCGGACGACGCTTTCAATTGCCTGTTCCACTGGACACGTTCTACGAGTGGTGGCACAAACCCTGGATCGTTCGGTCACGCAGGAGAAAGCGCCTCAACAGGATCGAATTATGCCCGTATTGCCAGAGCCTTGACCGGAGTAGCTGGCAGCATTGCAGTCTCGGCGCTTATCCCCCCACCTGCTAATACAAGTAACACTGCAAATGCCTACGGAAGTGATTACTGCGCAATGCCCTATTCGGAAGCTACCGGGGTTTTCGCCTCGAAACTCATGATCAACAATGGAACGGCAAAAACGCTTCGTGGCATAATGCCTGGAGTTCTCGCCCCTCTTGTCCGGCATCCATACCCCAACTTGCAGGAAGTGACCATTGACGGCAAAAACTATATGTATGTGATGTGGTGCTGTAACAGATACCAGTATCATGGCGTTGCCGGACTATTCTTCGCTTTGTCCGAATAAGGAGAATTGCCATGATCATCTTTGAAATAGTCGTTGTAGTTTCTCCTTCGCCTCGCACCGACCGCAATCGTTTAGCCGGTATTGTGACCGTGGACGGAGTCCCGGCTCAAAGAACAGTCGTAATAGTAAACCGAATCAGCTTTGTCGTCTATGCCATGACGATGTCCGATCCGATCACTGGCGAATGGGAGGTCAAAGGATTACCGGAATTTGCCGAACGCAGCCTGCTGGTCCTCGCCATGGACAACACCGGCAATTATAACGCCGAAGTTGTCGATTACATTTCACAGGTAACGGCATGATATGGCCTATGATCCGCAGATCGGCTCAAACATCGTCCTGGCCCTATCCGGAGACTACGTCCCACATGACGGCGGAAACATCGTTTTCGGCGAAGCGATATCGGGCAAACCCATCACCGTCCACTTTGACCTGCAAGGAGCAGTCAGTAATCAGCGACTGCTGTCTGCAGACAGCCTGGCGGCAATCGGCAATGCGCTATCAGCCTTCTTTGATACTAAAGCGACAATCACCACTTCTGCCAGGATCACGGCAGATTTCGACGTCAAAGCTACGGTCAGCAACGTCAGGGCAAGATCGACAGATACCAGCGCGGCAATCACAGTCATTGTTCAGCCGGCAAAGCCTGATTTTGATGTTGCCTGGGGAGAATTTTCGGCTCTCGACAATCAGGCAAAATCGGGCTGGAAGGATCGTCGGCAACTCACAACCTCAATCGGCATGGGCTGGATCAAACGGCTTATGGTCGAGGCCAAAACTTCAGCCAGCTGGATTGACAAAGGCGCAAAAGATAATTCGAGGCGTGCGGCTTGGAATGATTGTACCAAGAAAATCAACCGAAGCACCATCTCGCGATGGCGGGACAAGACGGCAGCCGATCATCTCAGGAAGATACCTTGGAGTCTGCTCAATGCAATCGATGTGGATCATGGCAGTAAAAGCATCTCGCCGCCTGCAAAAGAAGTTTTTATCTCGATACTTCATAATGCCAAGAGGGTCCTCGATCTTGGAGCTTTTGACATCCCCTGGGGAAACCCTCCGCCGAAAGACGAGTTGCACCGAACCGTCTGGGGCAAGGAGTATTATCAGGAGATCTGCTGGCGGCGCTATGAACCGCAGCCCGGCAACAGCCTTGATTTCAACATTCATGTGCCGATCACCCTGGTCGATGATGGCGACAACATCCGGTTCCGGTTTGACCAGTTCACCTATGACCGTCGGTGCAGCCATCGCGAGCCTTCAGGCTGGCGTGATGCCTATTTCTACATTAAGCCAGGCCTTATTCCTACCGGCCCCTGGGCCTCGGTGTATGCCATGCTGAACACCGCTTATCTTACCCGGCTGCCGGAGCGGACGCCGATCGATATCACCGGCATGATCATCGGTACCGACTGGGATAGTCTCTACTGGACGCTCAAGGCAACTATCGGCAGCGACGCAAGCCTTGCCCTCCTGGAGCCGACCGAAGAAGGGCCGGTCCTGGTCGAGGCGGCGATCAACGGCCACCTCTGGAAGTTCCAGGTCGACCGCTGGGCAAAGGGTGAGGCCTTCGGCAGCAGGAGTCGGTCGATTGACGGCCGGTCGATCTCCGCCCAGCTCGGCGCACCGATGGCCGAGATCCGGACCTATACCGAGGTAAATGAACGTACCGCCCTGCAGCTGATGGCCTACGAACTGGAGAATACCGGCTGGAGCGTGGCCTTCCAGGGGCTCGATGACTGGCTGGTTCCGGCAAATGTACACTGTTATCAGGATCAGACCCCAATGCAGGTAATCAAAGCCATCGCCGACACCTGCCGGGCCATCGTCCAGACCGACATGGTCAATCAGACCATCACCATCAAACCCCGCTACAAGGTTGCGCCGTGGCAGCTCGGCAGCGCGGTTCCCGATCTTATCATTCCGGCCTCGATGACGGCAAGGATTGACGGCGAATGGGATGAGAGGCCGTTCTTCAATGCCTGCTTTGTTTCCGGCGAGGCTGGCGGCATCTCCGCTACCGTCACCCGCGAAGGATCAGCCGGGGATCTGCTCGCCCCAATGATCACCAATCGCCTGATCACCGCGACCGAAGCGGCGAGATCTCTCGGCATTGCAACTCTCGGCGCATCGGGAAAATGGTCGAAGCACCGGATCGAACTGCCGGTCTTTGCCGCCCCGGCCGTCCCTGGGATCATCCAGCTGGGCAGTATCATCGAGTACAACCTCGGGGCATCATCCTGGAAGGGCTTTGTCACCGCCGTTTCGGTCACATCCCCCAAGGGCCGTGATGGCCTGAAGGTAAGACAAACAATCGATGTCGAGAGATATCACGGCAATTAGAGGCGTAAATGATCCAACTGACAAAAGATAACACCGCGACCCCCGACGCATACTCCTCCGGCGATGGATCCGATCCGGTTGCCGTATCGTTCACCCTCAACGGCACCGGCATCCCGACAACGGTCACGGCAAGCCCGGCAACTGACCTTTTCATCTGGGCGAGCGATGATACCGGCAGCATCGACAACTATTCAAATATAGAGGTGGCAATAACCGGGGCGGATGCCGGGGTAACCTGGGAGTTGAGTGTCGATGGTTTCGGCGGCTGGCTGCCGGCAATCACCTTGCCCTACCTCGACGTTTCCGTCACTCATCAAGCCGTGCAGATATTTGCTCGGGCGACTGCGGTAAATGACGGATCGGTCGAAACAGCGAATTATGTGACGGCCAAGATCACGATAAACGCGCTGGAAAATCCGGCATAAGAAATGAGGTCCCACTGTGGCAACTAATTTATGGGCAAGATTTAGAAGGCTGCTGCCCGGCAGTCCGATGATCGTCGTCACGGTGATCTCGGTCAACTCGGACGGCACCAGCACGGTGACCACATCCGGCGGCGGCGCCATGCGGGTCCTGGGGGTCAGTGTTGCCGCCCCGAAAAAGGCCTATGTCAAAGACGGGGCGATCATTGCTGAAGCCCCAAACCTGCAACATTTTGAGATTGAGGTGTGAAATGATCAGATCGTTATTCGTGTTATTTACCTGTCTGTTATCTGTTTTCTTTTTGTCCGGATGCGGGAGCAAAGGCGGGCTGATCCCGCTCACCGATACCATGGTAAACGAGGCCGGTGAGGTGGTGCAAAATACCGCTGGATATACGGCCGATGCCTCGGTTGCCAAGGAACATGAGATCCACGATACCCTTCGCAACAGGGACAATACCATACGCAAGGCTCACGAGAACTCAGGTATGACCATGAGCTGGCAGCCGGTAGTCAAAACCGTTCAGTATCCCGGGATGATCGAACCAGTCACTACCACCGAATATCTGCCGGTGGTTTCCTATCGCGAGCAGGCTCGTTTTGATCAGCAGCTGCCCACCGAGCCGAGCGAGCACCCGGTATGGAAAACTGTTCGCAGTGTATCCGGTGACATTAAAGACGGAACGATTATCGGCATGGGAATCAATGCAGCCGACAACGTTCTCTCAGCTGCCGTGGCCAAACCGGATAACCGCTACAATGGTGATGTCCAGTTCAACCAGTCTCACAATCAGGGCGATGGTACAGGTCCGGTAACAACCAACGAAAACATCCTGCCGGAGGCTGCCATAGAATGACCTGCCCCCACTGTCATTACCCCATCGATGATAAAGTATGCCGCTGCCCGAACTGCGGCAGGCAGATCTGAGAATTGTAGCTTCGGCCAGGAGGTCGAAAATCATGAAATACTGGGACGGCTATAAATACGTCGTGGCCGAAACCTTCACGGTCCAAACCTCGGTCAAAGGTTTTGCCGTCAGCGACGATCACACCGATCTGCAGCCGGACGGCAGGCTGACTATCCGCCGCGGCTACCCCTGGGACGGCAACAGTGGGCCATGCATCGATACCCGCTCATCGATGGAGGCCTCCTGCGTCCATGACGTGCTCTGTGATTACGTCAACCTGGGGCTGCTACCGGCAGAACTGCAGCCGATCATCGACCAGGAGTATTATGCGATTTGCGTCAAAAAAAAGATGTGGTGGCGGCGAGCCCGGTGGCGGATGCTGGCGATCCGCTGGTACATGACCGGCAAAGGCTCAAAAAAGTTTACACGAACAGTTCACGAGGCATGACATGCAGATCGACGCGATGTTTCTCACCATAGCCGGTTTTATCGGTACGTTAATCCTTAACGCCTTCGCGGTCGGCGTTGCCTATGGCCGTCTCTCTGCCAAAATCAACAAAAACAGCGACGATATAGTCAATATTCAAGCAAGGGACATAGTCGACATACGTACTGAACTTTCTAAAATAGATGGAAAATTCTTCACTCCGGAGGGAGAACCGAGACTCGTATCTTTTAAAGCCCATGACCATATCTGCCTGCGAGCCAACGAAGCCATAACAGCCGAGCTTCGCCACGTCACTGCTGCCCTGAACACCAACACCCAGCGAGTCAAGGAGTGCGGCGACCAGGTGGCCCAGCTGACAACGTGGGTAACCGTACTTGAGGAGAAAGTGGAAAAATGACAAGAAACGAACAAGCCTTTCTTGATATGCTTGCCTGGTCTGAACTTGGCCGGCAACTCATCGATGAATCGGACAACGGCTATAATGTCCTGGTCGGGTCACTTCCCGGCCGGGTGAAATTATTCCATGACTATTCTGATCACCCCCGCCAACTGATCCGGATCCACGATAAGCTCTCGTCCACCGCTGCCGGCAGATACCAGATCCTTAAACGAACTTTCGATCATTACAGGAAGGTTCTTCGCCTGTCCGATTTTTCGCCGGCATCCCAGGATGCAATCGCCCTCAGGCTGATTAAGGAACGAGGCGCTGCAGAGGATGTGAAAGCAGGAAAAATAATAGAGGCGATTCAGAAAATAAGAAAAATATGGGCATCGCTCCCGGGAGCAGGTTATAAACAGAGAGAACATAATTTGGACGATCTGTTTATGATTTTTACAGCTGCCGGCGGTGACTTGGTTGGTAACACTGTTACCGCTGAAGGATAAAAAATAATAATAATGTAAAATGGTTATATTGGCGCAGTGCTCCGTTCGGGACGCTGGGGTCGGAGGTTCAAATCCTCTCTTCCCGACCATCATACGCGTAAGTAATTGATTTTTAATTACTTCGAGATAGGCCGTTGAGACTGGTACATAATGTACATAAGTTGCTCA